AGTGGGAAAGACCCGATAATATATTAAACAACTGGAGAGTTACAAAAACATGTTTACGATTAGGTAGTAGGATTATAGGTAAATGTATGATGGGCTCAACATCTAACGCATTAGACAAAGGTGGAGAAAACTTTAAAAAATTATATGGAGCATCAGACGTTACTAAGCGAAACAGAAATGGACAGACAGCGTCTGGCTTATATTCTCTTTTTATCCCAATGGAGTGGAACTACGAAGGATTTATTGATGAGCACGGAAGCCCAGTCTTCAATACTCCGGATCATGAAGTCTTCGATCCACATGGGGAATTAATAGATATAGGTGTTATAGACAGTTGGCAAAACGAAGCTGACGGTTTAAAAAACGATCAAGATGCGTTAAACGAATTTTACAGACAGTTTCCAAGAACTACTGAGCATGCATTTAGAGATGAGACTAAAAACAGTATATTTAATTTAGTTAAACTATACGAGCAAATAGATTACAACGAAGAAATGTCTACAACGTTAGGTATTACTAAAGGTAATTTTCAATGGGTAAACGGCATTAAAGATTCAACAGTAATATTTTACCCAGACCCAAAAGGTAGGTTTAAAGTAAGCTGGGTACCGCCAACAAATATACAGAACAAAGTTGTAATAAAAAACGGTATTAAATATCCTGGTAATGAACACATGGGTGCTTTTGGTTGTGATAGCTACGATATATCAGGAACAGTAGATGGTGTAGGTTCTAAAGGTGCTTTGCACGGGCTAACAAAGTTTAGTATGGAAGACGCTCCAGCTAATCAGTTTTTTTTAGAATACTTAGCAAGACCACAAACTGCAGAGATATTCTTTGAAGATGTTTTAATGGCACTAGTATTTTATGGGATGCCTATACTCGCAGAGAACAATAAACCTCGTCTATTGTATTATTTAAGACGTAGAGGTTACAGAGGTTTTAGTATGAATAGGCCTGATAAAATATGGAACAAATTATCTACTGCAGAGAAAGAAATAGGTGGTATACCTAACTCAAGCGAAGATATAAAACAAGCTCACGCCGCAGCAATTGAAATGTATATACAAGATCATGTTGGTATGAAACAAGATGGTACATTTGGTAGTTGTTATTTCAATGAATTACTAAATGACTGGGCTAAGTTTGATATAAACAAAAGAACAAAGCATGACGCTTCTATAAGCTCTGGTTTAGCTATTATGGCAAACAACAGGCATTTATATAGGCCTAACGCAAAAGTTGAAAAACCTAAACTAAACATAAGTATTGCTAAATACTCAAACAAAGGCAGTACATCTAAATTAATTAAAGAATAAATATGATCACAAAAAGTTATTTTCCTTCTCAAGTAGTTAGTGACCTGGAAAAAATGAGCTATGATTATGGTTTGAAAGTAGCTAAAGCTATTGAAGCAGAGTGGTTTCACACTGAGAGAGGAAGTAATAGGTATAAAACTAATCATAATAATTTTCATAATTTAAGACTATATGCTAGAGGTGAGCAGTCGATACAGAAATATAAGGACGAGTTATCTATAAACGGTGATTTGTCCTATTTAAATTTAGACTGGAAACCAGTACCTATTATACCTAAGTTTGTAGATATTGTTGTAAATGGTATTGCAGAAAGAACGTATGACATAAAAGCTTATTCACAAGACCCGTATGGCGTAGAAAAACGCACGCAATACATGGAATCTATACTAGCCGACATGAGGTCAAAAGAGTTAAATGATTACGCAGCAGAAGCTTTTGGTATTGACATATATGAAAATGATCCCGAAACTTTACCTGGGTCTGAAGAGGAGTTAAAGCTACACATGCAATTAACTTACAAGCAAGCTGTAGAGATAGCAGAAGAACAAGCTATTAATGTTTTGCTTGAAGGTAGTAAATACGAATTAATTAAAAAACAATTTTATTACGATCTTACAGTTTTAGGTATAGGTGCTGTTAAAACAAGCTTTAATACGTCTGAAGGTGTTGTTGTTAATTATGTTGACCCTACTGATTTAGTTTACTCATACACTGAATCACCATATTTTGATGATATATACTATGTTGGTGAGGTAAAGTCTATACCAATAAATGAGCTTGTAAAACAATTTCCACACTTACAACATGAAGATTTAGAAGATATAGTTAAAAACAAACACTACCACAAATCTAACTACAACCAGGGTTACAACGAAAACGAACAAGACAACAATAAAGTTCAAGTTTTATATTTTAATTATAAAACATATATGAACGAGGTTTATAAGGTAAAAGAAACTGGTACAGGTGCTGATAAGATACTACCAAAAGATGACACGTTTAATCCACCTAAAGATGCTGATAACTTTGGTAAATTACATAGGTCAATAGAATGTCTGTATGATGGGGCTATGATTTTAGGCACGGATAAGTTGTTAAAGTGGGAAATGGCTAAAAACATGATGAGGCCAAAAAGTGATTTTACTAAAGTTAAAATGAACTACGCTATTGTTGCTCCTCGCATGTACAAAGGTCGTATAGAGTCTTTAGTACAACGTATAACTGGTTTTGCAGATATGATACAGCTTACTCATTTAAAACTACAACAAGTATTATCACGTTTAGTTCCAGATGGTGTTTATTTAGATGCTGATGGTTTAGCTGAAATAGATTTAGGTAACGGAACAAATTACAACCCACAAGAAGCTTTAAACATGTTCTTTCAAACAGGTAGTGTTATTGGTAGATCATTTACTTCTGAAGGCGATATGAATCCTGGTAAAGTGCCAATACAAGAAATACAATCAGGTTCTGGTGGTCAGAAAATGCAAAGTTTAATTGGTACGTATAACTATTATTTGCAAATGATTAGAGATACGACAGGTCTTAACGAGGCTAGAGATGGTAGTATGCCAGATAAAAACGCTTTAGTAGGTGTGCAAAAATTAGCTGCGGCTAATTCTAATACAGCAACGAGACACATATTGCAAGCCGGTTTGTATTTAACAGCTGAAGCAGCAGAATGTTTGTCGCTTAGAATATCTGATATACTAGAGTATTCACCAACTGCCGAGGCATTTGTTCAAGCTATAGGTGCTCACAATGTTGCTACATTAGAAGAAATGTCTGAACTTCACCTATATGATTTTGGTATATTTATAGAGCTAATGCCTGATGAAGAGGAAAAAGCTATGTTAGAGCAGAATATACAAATGGCATTACAACAACAGTTAATAGAGCTTACAGATGCTATTGATCTTAGAGAAATTAAAAATGTTAAACTAGCTAATCAACTACTTAAAATACGTAGAGAGCAAAAGCTAGAAAAAGATCAAGCTATAGCGCAACAAAATATTCAAGCACAAGCCGAAGCTAACATGCAGACACAACAAGCATCTGCACAGCTTGAAGTTCAAAAAGAACAAGCTAAAGCACAAGCAGAGGCGCAACTTGAACAAATGAAAGCTCAGATGGAAGCTCAAAAAATGGAGCAAGAAGTCATGCATAAAAAAGAACTTATGCAATTAGAGTTTCAAATGAATATGCAGCTTAAACAAATGGAAACTCAAAACGTTCAAGCAAAAGAAAAAGAAAAAGAAGATCGTAAAGACGAAAGAACAAGAATACAAGCATCACAACAAAGTGAGCTTATAGATCAAAGAAAAAGTGAAAAACCACCTAAAAACTTTGAGTCCGCAGGTAATGATATATTAGGAGGCGGATTTGATTTAGGTTCATTTGATCCTAGATAACAATTATTAATTATTATTATATTATATTATGGCAAAAAAGAAAACAAAAGAAGTAGTAGAAAAGGCTGCTGAAGACAACGTAACAAAAGTTGATCTTAAACAAACAAAAAAAGATGATGAAGTCATCAAAGTAAATTTAGACAAACCACCAACACCAAAAGAAGATGAAGTTAAAGAGGAGATTAAAAAAGATAACGCTGATAACAGCGGAGTGGTTGAGCTCGTTGAAGACGCCGACACCACAGAAAAACAAGAAGAAGTACAACCGGAAGCTGAAACACAAGAAACTCCAGTATTAGAAGAGATTACTGAGGAAGAGGTTAAAGAAGAAACAGAAGAATTAACTGAACAAGTTGAAGAAGCTGTAGCTGAAGCTCAAGAAACTGGTAAGGCGATACCAGAGAATTTACAAAAAGTTGTAGATTTTATGGAAGAAACTGGAGGTACACTAGAAGATTATGTGCGTCTTAATCAAGACTATTCTAGCTACGATGATATGACAGTACTTAGAGAGTACTATAAACAAACAAAATCTCACTTAACAGATGATGAAATTAGTTTTTTAATGGAAGACTCATTTTCATACGACGAAGAAGAAGATGAAGAAAGAGAGATTAAAAAGAAAAAGATAGCGTTAAAAGAGCAAGTTGCCAACGCTAAAAGCCACTTAGACGGGCAAAAGTCTAAATACTATGAAGAAATTAAAGCTGGTTCTAGGTTAACTGCCGAACAACAAAAAGCTGTAAACTTCTTTAATAGATATAACAAAGAGTCGGAAGAGACTAATAAAATAGCGGAAAAACAAACTAACACTTTTAAATTAAAAACTCAACAAGTTTTTAACGATAAATTCAAAGGTTTTGAATACAACGTCGGAGATAAGAGGTATAGGTTTAATGTGAAAAATGCTAATGAGGTTAAAGAAACTCAAGGTGATATTAATAATTTTGTCAAGAAGTTCTTGAATGAAAATAATGAAATGTCAGATGCCAAAGGTTATCATAAATCTTTATTTACAGCAATGAATCCCGACGCTATTGCTAATCACTTTTATGAACAAGGAAAAGCTGATGCTATGAAAGATAGTGTTGCTAAGGCTAAAAACGTAAGTATGGATCCAAGGCAATCATTTTCTAACGATAACACAAGCGGTCCTAAAGTAAGAGTGCTTAACGATGACACTTCTCCAACTTTTAAGTTTAAAATTAAAAATAAATAACTAATTTAAAATTAAAAAATTATGAGTATTACTGCTGGAAGTTTGTTAAACAGTGTACCTGCTTCACAAAAGCAAACACTTGCAACAAACTATTTAGATCTTGCGTCAACTGCAAATGAAGGTTGGGCGCAACAATATTTACCAGACCTAATGGAAAAAGAAGCTGAAGTTTTCGGACCGAGAACTATTTCAGGTTTCTTAAATCAAGTTGGGGCTGAAGAGGCTATGACTGCTGACCAAGTTGTTTGGTCTGAGCAATCAAGACTACACCTTTCTTATAAAGGTCACATTCACGATGTAGATGCTACAGGTGGAGGTTCAATTGATATTGAAGCTGATATTGACGAAACTTCTGGTTTTGACGCTACTAAACACGGTATTAGACTTAACGATACTGTTATTGTAGCAAACTCTGAAGCTGTAGTAAAATGTATCGTTTCTAATGTAAGTGGCGCTAGAATCGTAGTAAGACCTTACGGTTTTATTACTTTAGCTGCTGCAGGTATGTCAACAGAAAGTGGAACTAAAGACACTACTATATTAGTTTATGGTTCTGAGTATGGAAAAGCTACTGGTTACTATACTAATGACGCTGCTTCTACTGAAGCTACTACTAGAGGTGCTAATGAGCCAACTTTTAAATCTTTTACTAATAAGCCTATTATTATGAAAGATTACTACGAAGTATCTGGTTCTGACGCTTCAAGAGTAGGTTGGGTAGAAGTTTCTGCTGAAAACGGACAATCAGGTTACTTATGGTACTTAAAAGCTGAAGCTGATACTAGAGCTCGTTTTACTGACTACATTGAAATGGCAATGTTAGAAGGTGAGAAAAATGACGATACTTCTGCTGGTGTTGAGCTTTTAGTTGATAGTTACTTAAGATCTGACGGTGATGTGTTTGGTACTGAAGGTTTATTCCAAGCTATTACAAAAAGAGGTAACGTAACTTCTGGAGTAACTGGTGTTAACGCTTCTACTGATTTAGCTGAATTTGATGCTATCTTAGCTGAGTTTGATAAGCAAGGTGCTATTGAAGAATACATGATGTTTGTTAACAGATCTACTAGCTTAGCTATGGACGATATGTTAGCTTCAATGAATTCTTACGGTGCTGGTGGTACATCTTACGGTGTATTCAACAACTCTGAAGATATGGCGTTAAATTTAGGTTTCACTGGTTTCAGAAGAGGTTCTTATGACTTCTACAAGTCTGACTTCAGATACTTAAATGATTTAGCTACAAGAGGTGGTATTAACGCTGCTAATGCTTCAGAAGCAATTAGAGGAGTTATGATTCCTGCTGGTACTTCTTCAGTTTATGATCAAACTGTTGGGGCGAGCATGAAGAGACCTTTCTTACACGTTAGATATAGAGCTTCGCAAACTGATGACCGAAGAATGAAGTCTTGGGTTACTGGTTCTGTAGGAGCTGCTACATCTGCTTTAGATGCAATGCAACTACACTTCTTGACTGAAAGATGTTTAATTACTCAAGGTGCTAACAATTTCATGTTAATGAAATAAGCACTTTTTATTTAAGGGATCGAGGCTTCGGCCTCGACCCTTTATTTTATTAATTTTATTATATATTATATTATGGCAAAAAAACAAGAAAAGGTAGAGGTACCTGTTGTTGAAACACCAGTTGTTGAAACACCAAAACCTAAGAAAGCTGAACCTAAAAAACCTAAATGGGAAATAAAAGATAGAATATACTATTTAAAAAAGATGAAGCCATTGTCTTATCAACTAAAAAGCTCTAACGTTTATTGGTTTGATGAGGAAAAAGGTTATGAAAGAGAATTAAAATATTGTGAAAACCAGACAACTTCGTTTGTGGACGAAATGAAAGGTGATCAAAGATTATCTCATATTATCTTTAGAAATGGTAATTTATTTGTTCCTAAAGAAAAAACAGTTTTACAAAAACTATTGTCGTTATATCACCCATATAGAGACAAAATGTATTACGAGTTTAAACCTGCTCAAAAAGCAGAAAAAGAAATAGAAATACTAGAATTAGAAGCAGATGCAATTGTTATAGCTAGAGACATGGATATTGAGATGGCAGAGGCTATTATGCGTGTAGAAAAAGGTTCTAGCGTGTCTAAGATGAGTTCTAAAGAACTTAAAAGAGATTTACTAGTATTTGCTAGAAACAATCCTGCCTTGTTCTTAGAATTAGCTACTGATGACAATGTTCAACTTAGAAATTTTGGTATTAAAGCAACAGAGCTTGGTATTATTAAACTAAGCTCAGATCAAAGAAACTTTTTATGGGGATCAAATGATAGACCTATAATGGTAGTTCCTTTTGACGAACACCCATACACTGCTTTAGCGCATTGGTTTAAGACTGATGAAGGTATGGAAATCTATTCAAATATAGAAAAACGATTAAATTAATCAAACTGTAGGAGCGGTCGCTCTACGGGGCGACTGCAACTACTATTAAATAAAATACAATATGAAATCACAAGGACTAGGAGATACAATAGAAAAATTTACAACAACAACAGGTATAAAATCATTTACACAATACTTAAGCAAAAACGGTGTGTTTGGCAAAAAAGGATGTGGATGTAATAAAAGAAAAGAAGCGTTAAACAAAGCGTTTCCTTATAAAAAATAAAAAAATATGATAAGGGTAGACACAGTATATCAAAGAGTTTTAGCTTTAGCTAACAAAGAACAAAGAGGTTATATAACACCTCAAGAGTTTAACTTATTTGCTGGTCATGCCCAAACAGCTATTTTCGAGCAATATTTTTATGACTTAAATCAATTTAGTAGAAGTAAAGGCAGTAGTGATGAGCTTGCTGACATGGCGGATATATTGCAAGAAAAAATTGCTACATTTAAAAAATCTACGACGTTAACATCTGGTACGTTAACAGGCCAGTACAATCTACCTACAGATTTATATAGACTAGGCACTGTAACACATAGATATTTAAACTATGCATATGAAGCTGAAAAAATAAGTTACAATGAGTACTTAAATATTAACAACACATATTTGGCAAGACCAACTGAAAAAAGACCAGTTTATACAAGTATTGGTGGTCCAGCTGGTAGTCCAATTGAAGGTGTTATACATATATATCCTGCTACTGGTAATAATGTTTCAGCAACCTACGTTAGAAAGCCGCTAGATCCTAACTGGACATACGTGGTTGTTGGTGATAAAGCTCTGTACAATTCAACAGCTTTAGATCATCAAGATTTTGAATTACACCCTTCTGAAGAAGCTAGCCTTGTTTTAAAAATATTATTACTAGCTGGCATACAGCTTAAAACACCACAACTCTCTCAACAAGCAGGCCAAGAAGATATGAAAAATATTCAACAAGAAAAAGCATAAATAAATGGGACTATTAAATCAAACAGAAAACACATATTATAGTAATGAAAAAAATAGTGGTAGTTATCAATTTATTTCTTTAGATGATGTTATAGCTAATTTCATTGTTTCATATGTCGGTCAAGACAAGTTAATTCCTAAAGCAAGAAAAGCTGACGTGCAGTTTCACGCTATGCGTTCAATGCAAGAATTAAGCTTTGACACTTTTAAATCTATAAAATCTCAAGAACTAGTAGTTCCTCCTTCACTTTCTTTAATGCTACCGCAAGATTATGTAAATTATACTAATATTTCTTGCGTTGACAGCTCTGGAATACAAAAAACTTTACACCCTACATCAAAAGTTTCAAATCCTCAGAAAAAAGGTAGTTTAATAAGCAATGGAAATATAAACGAAAATGCTGATGGATTTACATTTTCTAACAACACTTTAGCTTTTACTGACGTTAAAGATTCTTCTGGTGGAGCAATACTAGCGACAAGCTCTCCTGTTGGCACAAGAATAACTATACCTGTAAATGTAACACAAGGTAGTGATTATACAATTTCTTTTGACGTAGCAAATCCAGACCCAAACATAACTGTACCTTTGTTTGCTAGCGGTATTGTAGATATTTCTTTGTACGGTAAAAAAGGACACAAAGTTGTTAAATCAATTCCAATAACAGCTGGTTCTAGAATAATACCACTAAACTTAAACATTAATGATCCAGATTATGTTGTTACAACAGATGTAACTACAAATTCTCTTGTAATAGAAGTAACAGCTACCATGGAGGCTATTATTGATAATATTATTTTAATAGAAAATAGAACTAGTAAAAAAGTAATATCTAAATCTTGGAGTAATTATAAGTCACAAACATCAAGCAATACAAACAATAACTACGAAGACTACAATAGATTTACAGCTGAAGGCCGTAGATATGGTATAGAACCACAACATGCTCAGGGTAATGGCACTTTTTTTATAGACCACAACACGCTTTATTTTAGTTCAGACTTAAATGGTAAAACAATTGTTATAAAATATATAAGCGATGGCATTGCGACAGACGCTGATATGATGGTACATAAGCTAGCTGAAGAAGCTGTGTACAAGTGTATAGCATACGCAATGTTGTCAACAAGAAGTAATATACCAGAGTATATAGTTCAGAGGTATAGAAAAGAAAAATTTGCATCAACTAGAAGAGCAAAACTAAGACTATCTAATATAAAATTAGAAGAATTAACTCAAATACTTAGAGGTAAATCTAAACAAATAAAACACTAGATCATGCCAGAAATTAAAAACAATTTCACTCGAGGTATAATGAATAAAGACCTTGATGAGAGGTTAGTGCCTGTTGGTGAATACACAGATGCGATGAACATTCAAGTGACAACATCTGATGGTTCTGACGTTGGTGCGTTGCAAAATATTTTAGGTAATCAAAAGTTGTCAAATGTTTTTGGTGAATTGTATAATTCTACTCCAACTTGTGTAGGTACAGTTGCCGATGAAAAAAATGATGCTATTTATTGGTTAGTAAATTCTAAAATATATCAAGACCCAGCTAGAGCCTTACCAGTAAGCCCTTCTGTAGCAAAAGATTTAATTTTAGAGTATAAAGACAACACTCTAAGCCCTGTTGTTGTTGATGTTAATAGAGTAGTTTTAACTTTAAACGATCAAGCTGGTGGTGGTAGTCCTCAAGGTGGTGGACCGCTGTCTTTAAATCCAGTTATATTTAACATGGACCACGTTGATTACTTAACGCAAACGGTTAATAGCTCAACATCTTTAAGTGGCTTGCCACCAACAAACGACCCAGACTCTAAATTAGTTATGAGTATTTATTATGGAGATACTACACCTCCTACTTTAACTCAACCTAATCTTGATTACGCCGCTGCTATAGCACACCGTCAAGCTTTGTACGGTATTCACGCTGGTATGACTGTAACAATAACAGAGCTTAACACACCAAATGTAGTTTCTAGTGATCTTGAAGTAACTCAAGTTATATTTTTAACTGCAACAAACGAAGTTGTAATTTATTTTAGAACAGAAAACTCTAATAGTGTTTTTGGTGGTGTTCCTCTTGGGGTTGGAAACATGGGTGATATACAATTTGATTTTATAAAGCCAACACCAGTTTTAAATTTTAAAGTAGATGAGAACTTAGGTGGTATTCAACTAATAACAGGTATAAATATATTAGATGATAACTTATTTTTTACTGACAATAAAAACGAGCCTAAAAAAATAAATATACCTAGGTTTAAAGAAGGTACTGTTGACATGCACACACACACCTCTATTGTTAATGAAGATAGAGGTTTTAGCTCTTACAATAGAAATCAAAAAACTCCTATAGAAGAATACCACGCTACGGTAATAAAAAAATCACCACTATCTGCCCCTAACTTAAAGATGATTAGTACTGCTGGTGAAAACATCTCTTGCTTTGCGATGAAAACTAGTGGAAACAGCAATTCAACAAATTTTGAAGAAAGTAGCACGAATGTTGTAAAAGCGAGGTTTACAGAGCATACACTTTCTGTTATAAATGATAGAAACGTGCCTTTTAACTGGTTAGTTGGTGATGTTATATTGTTAAAATCTACTAGCGCGAATATAAACTCTACACCAAATCCAAATCTTTTACCTATAACAGACGATTTTGAAGTTAGAGCTAGAATTGTTTCTTTTGATAACACTCTTGGTAACGTTGGTGGTATTGGGCAAGAAGTAAAGTTGGTAATAGAAATATTATCTATTGACCCAGAAACTCCTCAATCTGAAGATGTTGTTTTTGCTGTTAGTAAAGAAGACATATCTGAAAAATTATTTGAAAATAAGTTTTGTAGGTTTGGTTATAGATGGAAGTATATTGATGGAGAGTATTCTTGTTTTTCACCTTTTTCTGAAATAGCATTTGTACCTGGTAATTTTGATCACCACCCTACAAAAGGTTATAATTTAGCAATGTCAAATAGAATTAAAGAGTTAGTTATTCAAGATTTTGTTACTCCTGATATGCCTGAAGACGTTGTAGAGCTTGATATACTTTATAAAGAAACTACATCACCTAACGTGTACGTTGTAGAAACACTAAGACAAAACGACCCTATTGAACCTACCTACGTTTCTTCTGTAACAAATTTATCTGAGAATTCTTGGAATGACTACGGCTCTGCTTATGATATAGGTCCAAATGGAACTAGTCTTATAAGCCAATTAGATTTAGATTATTGTAAAACAAAAGGTTCTTACAAAGTAAAATCTGAATTAATATTTAAAATGTTACCTTCAAACCAATTACTAAGAGCTTTTGATAACGTACCAAAAAAAGCTTTAGCCCAAGAGATTGTTGGTAATAGACTTTTATACGGTAACTACGAGCAAAATTTTAACTTAACAAATCATAAGATTAAATTTGGAAGTTTTGCTGCTGCAAGCTACGATCCTATTGGAGAGCAAGGTACGCTTGGTAAAAAATCAATTAAATCATTAAGAGAATATCAAGTTGGTGTAGTTTACACTGATGACTACGGTAGAGAAACACCTGTCATTACAGACGAAACAGGTGGGTATAGAGCACCGAAATTTATTGCAAGTGATTACAACAACTTACAAGTAAAAATAAACGGCTTGCAACCAGACTTTGCTAAATACTATAAGTTTTACATAAAAGAAACTTCTAACGAGTATTATAATCTACCCATGGATAGAATGTATGACGGTTTAGATGGTAGTGTTTGGATTAGTTTTCCTTCTGCTGATAGAAACAAAGTTGATGAAGATACTTACTTAATACTTAAAAAAGGTAACGGTGAAAACAACGCTGTTAGTCAAGAGGCTAAATACAAAATATTAGCCATTGACAACGAGCCTAACTACGCTATAAAAGAAACTAAAAAACTACTAGGTAAACTTTCACTAACACCTAACAGTGCTTCTTTTCCAGGAGGTCAATCTGTTACTTCTCCAACAGCATCTCCTGCGGGTACAGATAGTTTTGTTTTTACACTGCTAGACGCTAACCCACCTCTTTATTCTGATAGAACGTTAAAAACTATTGATGAAAATACAAACAAATTAAAATTTAGATTTGTAGGAAGTGAACATAACGGCACTACAAAAGGTAATGTTTCAAGAATGCATGACATATCAAGTATTACAAAAGAGCCAGAAGACACAACTACACCTGATATAACATTTAATGTAAAACTTAAAGATCTTATTGATGACGATCCTGGAACAACAGATTTTGACGACCACTTTACATTTGACAGCGCTCAAGCAAACTGGAGTGGGAGTGGTCAAAACCTTACTCCACCTGGAACAATAGTGCCTAACGAAACATATTCTTATATAGAGTTTTATGAGTTTGTTGAAGAAAATAAAAAAGAGTATGAAGGAAGATTTTTTGTTAAAATAAATGCTGATCAGGTTGTAATAGATAATTTTACAAAACCGCAAAACGAAGATGACTATTTAACTTTAACAAGCATGCCTTTGTTTTTTCTAGACAATACCTCTGGTACTCAGTTTGTTCCTGTTCAAAACACAAATGACGAGCTTGTTACTGGTGTTAGTAATACGGATGGTGTTATGGACACTTATAGTGAATGGTCAACATTTTTAAGTAGTATATTTCCTACTGTTGCTGCAAAAAATAAAAAATACAGATGGTTTATTGATAAAACAAACTATTATGCTCCAGCTAAAAAAACAGGTAGTAAGTATGTTTTAGACTCTAGCCCTTCTCCAGATGATTTATTAGCTGGCAGTGGAAATGCTGGAACTGCTTACGGGATTAGCAATCCAGGTATAAATACCGCAAGAAACCAAGGTGTTGATACGGTTGATAAAAGTATAGATATTTCTTATTTTGGTATAGAAAATGAAGAGTATGATTTACCTGCGCATGCAGAAGCTCTTGTAGACACTTTGAAAGAGGGTAACTTTATACAATTAGGTACTGATACAGACTATTACAAAATAACAAAAGTAAGAAGACAAAATTTTGTAAATTACAACTTTAATACTGTAGACCACGGCTATCTTAGTTATAGTGACTTTGGGGCGATACGCGCAGCTTCACAAAGAAGAGCAACTTTTAGAATTTTTTTAGAACAAGCTATTGGTCTAGGTTCAAATACAACTAATTACAATCCTGAAGCTGTTGCAGACCACAACACGCCTGTAAGTTTGAGAGTGTATAGCACGTTTAACGGTTTTGAAGAAGAAAATTTAATAGACGAAAACCCAGCTATTTGGGAGACAGAGCCGAAAGAAGATGTTGGTTTAGATATTTATTATGAAGCCTCTAACAAGCTGCCAATAAAAATAAACAAGTATGTTGATCAATTGTTTATACCTGTCGGCTCTGAAATTACTACACATTCTAGTGTTGGAACTGGTGCTTTTGACAGATCTACATTAGATCAAAATGGTAGTGAAAAAATGATAGTTAAACGTAACAATAACGGTTATTTAACAGTAAGCGAGGTTAACCACACAAATAATTTGCTTTTAGTAAACAATACTTTGTTAAAAATAAAACACCCAGTTACTGGTAAAAGTATGACTGTTAACGTTAGTAAAGCACCATACCAAAGCAGCCAAACAACTGGTAGTGCACCTACTAACAACTACTATAGCAACACAACTACATTTTTTGTAGAAACAAATCACAATGGAACAAGGGAGCTAGATTTTAGTAATTGTTTTTCTTTTGGTAATGGCGTTGAATCTGATAGAATTAGAGATACTTTTAACCTACCAACAATAGATAACGGTGTTAAGGTTTCAACTGTTTTAGACGAACCGTTTGAAGTAGAAAGAAGAAGCAGTGGATTGATATATTCTGGTATATACAATAGTAATTCTGGAGTTAACAATACTAACCAATTTTTACAAGCAGAAAAAATAACAAAAGATATAAATCCTACTTACGGTAGCATACAAAAACTACACACAAGAGATGATGATGTTTTAGTATTGTGTGAGGATAAGGTGTTAAGAGTAATGGCAGAAAAAGATGCTTTGTTTAATGCAGATGGAAGTATGAACGTTACGACTTCAAATAAAGTTTTAGGTCATGCAGAACCTTTTGTTGGTGATTATGGTATTTCAAAAAACCCAGAGTCTTTTTGTTCAGAAGAATTTAGAAGTTATTTTGTAGATAAAACAAGAAGAGCTGTTTTAAGATTATCACGAGATGGTATAACTGCAATATCTGAGTATGGTATGGTTGATTGGTTTCAAGACAACTTAAATGATTACGATTTAATAATAGGTAGTTATGATGATCGTAAAAAACAATACAATGTAACTTTAAGAAATTACAATAACATCTACGACACTGTTACAAATACTATCAACCAAATACCTGATATAAGTAGTTTAAACACTGGTGTTACAATATCTTATAGCGAAAAAAATAGAGGTTGGGTAAGTTTTAAATCTTTTATACCTGATATTGGTTTGAGTTGCGCTAGCAAGTATTACACTTTTAATAGTGGTGAGTTATATGAACATCATATAGAAGGGTCTTACAATACTTTTTATGGAAATCCAGTTGAATCTGAAGTTACTTTTTTAATGAATGAGTCACCTAGTTCTGTAAAAAGTTATAAAACTTTAAACTACGAAGGTACACAAACAAGGGTTATTCAAAACATAGATGTTAAAGACAGAGATTACTATAACTTAAACAATGTTAGTGGTTGGTATTGTGATAGTATAAAAACTGTAGTTGATGACCAAGAAGTTTCTGTAGGTTTTGTGCCAGAATTTATAAAAAAAGAAGGTAAGTGGTTTAATCATATAAAAGGAAAGCAAGATAATTTAAACTTAAGCAACTTTAACCTTCAAGGACTTGGTGTTGCAATTAGCACAGGGCCAGCGCCTAGCTTCCAGCTTTCAATACAAGATTCTAATGATGACGATTAAATTTAATTAAATGCCTTTTACTACTAATCCTAACAATAAATATACAGTAAGCATAATAACTGACCCTACAGGTGGAGATGGTATGTCTACGCCTAGTGGTTATGAATCTGTTTATGTAATGGAAATAATACCAAATCCTGGTGAAGTTATTATTGCTGGTGATTTGACAGTAGATTCTAACTCTTTTCAACCTGGTACTCCACCACAACCTTCTTTACACAGTATAACACCTGTTAATGGGCTTTTTCAACTGCAAGAGTATTTTATGCAGAGCCCTGCCGGACACCCAGAGATTGATGTTATTGGTTTGTATGAAGTTTATGTTGATGATGTAGGTAATGAGTGGGATTATACGCAAGGGCCTCAGCCTTCAATAACTACTAACACAAACCCTATAAAGTTAAGGTTATACATTTCTCTTGCTACTAGTTTTACTACAACAATTCCTATTGCTGACACTAATATATTTTTAGATATAGACTTAGCGTCTTTAACACCTATATATGGTTGTACAGACCCAACGGCTTTTAATTACAACGCGTTAGCAAATACTGACGATGGTAGCTGTACACCTATTGTTGTTGGTTGTATGGATGCTTTATCAGATACTTATGATGCTACAGCTAACACGCCTGACGCTACTTTGTGTGAATATTGGGGTTGTATAGATTCTGGTGCTACAAACTACGGTGTAAACTACACGCATGATTGTGGTGGTAACTTAACAAGTATTGATACAACTTGCTGTCAATATGCTGGCGCATGTAACACACCTATAAATCTTACATCAGGTGCTATTTCTTTAAATTACGATTCTCCTAATAACGTTGATTGTAGTGGTATGCCTGGTAGTGCTGATGATTCTTGTTGTCATTACGCAGTGCCAGATTGCTTAGATGTTACGGCGAGCAACTACCACTACAACGTAGCTAGCAATACTGTAAATGGTACTGCTTTTGATATAGATTGTAATGGTGATTTAAATGGTACAGACTACAACTGTTGCAATTATATAACAAACTCTTGTGTCGACGGAGGTCAATGGGCTTTAAGCCCTTACCCAGGAGTACAAGCTGACAACTATGACCCTAATGGTACACATGACTGTCAAGGTAACGATATAAGTACTTCTTATTACACTAGTTTAATTCAATCTCAAGGTCTTTGGAATAACTGTTGTACATATACTATAGACGGCTGCATGGACGATTCAAATAGTGGGCAAGACACTTATTCGTTCTCTAATTTTGCTGGATTTGGCGGTTTTGCAGTAAACAGCCGTTGGATTAATACCAATACATATAATTTTTGTGTAGGTTTTACATCCCCTGGAACAAGTCCTCAACAGCTGTATTATAGCGGTATTACTGGTTGTTTTTATTCAAACGGGTATGAGTATGAAAACTACAATCCAGATGCAACAGTTACGAATCTTAATACTTGCATAAAAGGTGGTTGTATGGACGATGGTACTTTAGATGTTAATGCTGGAGATCCTTACACTAGTCCTTACCCTGGTATTGCTCCAGAGAATTATGATTCTCGCGCAACGTATGACAATGGAACTTGTGTTTACATGGGCTGCATGGATCCAAACTCTAGTAATTATGATTCATTTGCAAATGTTGATAGTGTTTTAACAACTCCAGTCGAACTAAGACAATTTCTTAGGGGAAATCACGTTGTTCCTCCAGTACCAGCTTACGACCCTGCAAATGGTATTGTTGGTGATTGTGCTGGTGGTTATAACTTAGGTTGTACAGACCCAACATCTTCAAACTATGACGCAACAGCAACAGTTGATGATGGTTCTTGTTGTGTAGATGGATGTATGGACGATGGTAGTTTGTTAATAGCAAATGGAGATCCTTACGATAGCCCTTACCCTGGTCAATCCGCAGATGTTGTTAACCCACTAGCAACATGTGACGACGGTACTTATTGTACTTATACTAATATTACTTCTGGATGTACAGATCCAACAGCTTTTAATTACGATCCACTAGCAATTACAGATGATGGTTCTTGCTATTGGGAAGGTTGTGCTGAAGCCGCTGTTGATTTCGCAGGTAATATAGCGGCAACAAATTATTTGCATGACTGCCAAGGTGTTGATAGGTCTAGCGCATTTTATTCTAATCCTCTTAGTAATTTTCACCCTTCAGCCGAATGTAATGTACAAACTAATTACCCTGGAACAAGAAATAACGCTTGTGAATACCAGTGCCCTACATACACCGCTACTGTAGACTCAAGCACTGGCGGTATAGTTATAGATATTGACGCTACAAACATGCCCAACACAGGATTACCAACAATTGAAGTTCGTTTTCGTTACGGAGAGGTTGGCACACAAGTTAATACGTGGCAAGGTTATGGTGTAAGGGCTAGAATAAATGCTGCTACAGCTCAACTTACTTACGATAGAGCTTCGGGCTGGACAGCAGGAAATGGAGCGAGTAATATCACCAGCTTTTACCCTAGCTCTAACTTTACAATCTGGAAAAGTTATAACACTGCTATGCAACCCATAACTTTTGCAAACACTCCAAATGAAGTGGCTTACACTATAAACGCTTCGGCTTTTGTTGCCAAGCCCGGCCAGAACACCGCACCACTACCTAATTTTGGTTGGTATTGGGGCTCTAATGGTGGTATGTCAACGTGCAGGCAAACACTTTTTTCAGCTGGTTTTGCATACCGCCTTGGTTGTACGGACCCATTAGCAGGTAATTATGATTCGTTAGCTACGGTTGACGATGGTAGTTGTACCTACCCTTGTGATTGTGGGAGTAACTTTACTATTTCACAATCTTTAGTTATAGACTCTTGTGGCGCAAGAATATTAGCTACTATTGACAACACTACAACTGACCCAGCTTGTATTCCTTGTGAATTTCCTAGTCTAATATCACTAATAGTTGATGAAAACGTAACACCTCCATTGTGGACTAATGACCAATTGTACGTAGAAGCTTTTAACTTTTATAATAATTTTGGTAATTTATCGTTTCAATCAGGTCAACCTCTGACTACACCACTAAGGATATGGGACGCTAACGCATCGTATTTAGGTGGTTCTGGTAGTAATTTTGCAAATATAACCGACTATCCAATAGTGTTAGAATGGTTTATAACTACAAACCCTAGTGGTCCTGAAATTAATACCGATTCAACTTCCCCTGAGTATGATTATGATATAGACGGTAGGGTATATTATACGAAATTAGAATTTGCATCCGGAATGGGCGCTGTAACATCTGCGCCGCTAAACGTTAGTTATACGCCTTCGATTGGTTGTGGTGATTCTAACGCTATAAACTTTGTTCAAGGTACAACATGCCCTAGTTCTTCAAGTTGTTATTTTTGCCCTGACAGTACAAGCTCTAATGCTATAGCTGGAGTAAATATGGTTAACGACTTTACTGTTGACATACAAGCGGTAAGCAATTTAGTTAGTGGTCCTACTTACACGGCTACACACAACCCATTGTCACCTACAGGTGGAAGCCCTGTTCCACCAGACAATTTTACTTGGTCTTTTACTAATGTAAATCACGGTCCTCAAGGAGATATTACTGGTACTTTTAGTGGAAGCACTATTACAGCATCGCCAACATATCCTGCCAGTTTAGCAGACTTTGACGATCCACTTGCTTCTGCATATCCTCCAGGATATACAATAGTTGAAAATGGTACGACTTACAACTGCTCAGGAATACCATCAACATCTCACTTGGTTACACTTACTTTAGAGTGGTTAGATCCCAACACTGGAAACTCTGCTTGTACTGTTAGTAGTCCTTATGGCAATTTAACTCCTGAGCCTTTTTACTTTGCTTATGGATGCACAGATCCTCTAGCTTTTAATTATGGTGGTCCTTGTGTTACTATAGATGATGGTTCTTGTACTCCTGCAGTGTATGGTTGTTTGTGTTCTAGTGCTATTAATTACTTTCCTGGAGCTAATATTGATGATGGGTCTTGTATTTATGCTGGATGTACATCTACTGATCCAGGTCCTAACCCTGATATAAATGGTTTTTGTTCTAACGCTGTTTTTGACAGTTCTATTTACACTTGCGGAAACTCTTTATCGGCTTATACTAGTTATGGTACTTATTATGAATATAATTCTATGGGAATTTATGTTGGAGTTGCAAACACACCTGCAACTGGAATTCCAACAACATCATTAAATACTGGCCACGCGTGTGGTAATGTTACCGCTGGTCTTGCCAATATTGGTTATAGCTCTTCAAATTATGATCCACTAGCCACCATTAATAATGGTACTTGTTAACAAATAAATAAATATGACTAGAAATATACCTGTTATAGTAAATTTTAAAACAACGGAAATTACCGATGCAAATCACACGTCTACTTTAAAAGGTGGTTTGTTAAACAATAGCACTTTAAGCTCTTTGTTTACAGAAACAACATCTACATCTGGCTCTAAAAAAACAAATGTTTATTCTGGTTCTGTTGTTACAAACCTTAATAACAACATATTTACAAAAACTTTTACAGCAAGTAGCGGTAGTTATTATAGTTTTAAACCTACTTTTGAAATTAAATCAAAAAATGAAAAGTTTTATACTGTTGAAGAATCTTCTAACAATATAGTTATAAACACAACTGGCTCTATAGCTGGTACTAAAGTTTCTGTTAAAAGTACAGAAGGTATACTAAAAGGCATGGTTGTTTCAACACAAAATAATTCTACAATAGCAGATACGAACTATGTAAAAGTAGTGTCTATTGATGGGCCTAAGCAACTTACGATAAGTAGTGGTTCTTTTAGCGCTGCCGCTGGAAGCTCTTTACAGTTTAAAAGTAGTTCTAGTGATGGTAAATTATTTGTAAAAACTTTTACCATCTCTTACAATGCTGATGTAGGTCGTTCTTTACTTAACAATGACATTATAGATTTTAAACACGTTACAAGTAGTTTGCCAGCTGCAAACGTAAACTCTGTTCTTATTGATAAGTTTGTAAGAGATATTTCTATTAATACATTGGATATATCTCACAACGGAGAACAAAGAACTTTACAAGTTTTAGGAGATGCTAGCGCAGTTTTTAGCTTGACAATAACAAAGCTAGGTGAAGCGGTTGGTAGTTCTAGCGTAGCGGATAAAACTTATGATTTTACTAGCGAAACGTTTACAGCCTCTTCAACAACGCTTGCAAATCAAACTATAGATAGTACTGGTGTGTATAGCACAGATATAATTTTTCCAGCTATTACAGCTGTAGACGAATATCAATTTACAATAACGGCTGGTAGTAATACAACTTTATACAGCCCTGTTTTTGGAGAGTCGCCTTCAACACCAACTTTCTCAATAAAACAATTTCCTAAAACCACAGTGACAATCACACTGGCTTCTTCGGAAAATGCTTCTAGCTATGTCAATAGCGGTAGTAATTATGGTGTTACAAACGTAACGTCTACAGGTTCAAGAAACTCTTCTGAGGCTGGTGATGACTTTATTATTAACTGGACAGTTACTGCAACTAATGTTGCTGGAAATGCTTTAAATATAAAAAGACAGCCTTTAGTTATAGATTTTAAAGGTGCTAATGGATTTGTTTATAGAGTTGCTGATGGAGCTTTTTCTGATACAGCAACAATAGATGTAGAAACTACTGGTCACTCTTCAATTAGCAATAAAATTTCTTATGGAACTGAAGGTTTAGTTGCTGGCATGACTTTAAATAATATTGCTATTAGTAGTATAACAGATAATAATACTATTGTGTTTGCATCAGCACAATCAAGTATTGCTAATCACGAAAATTTATTTTTTGACAACGGTGGTACAAAAGTAGAGTTTAGCAATATAAACGTTTCTATTCAAAGCACTTTTGCAACTTCAACTGCCACTTCAAGCACAACGTCAACTTTAACGGCTGTTTCTGGTAGCAGTTTATTTGGTTTAAAAACAGCAGACACAGCTGCTAACAAGTCTAAGTTAATAGGTGGGTTTTTTACAAAAGCAGATGCAGAAACTGATACAGTGTTAGAGGCGTTTAACCCAGCTAGTGGTGCGGCCACTTTTAGTACAGCGCAAAATTTTCAAGCTGATACACAATTAGAGTTTAACACATCACAAACAGCTGTTATTACAGCTACAGGTAGAGTTGTTAGTTACGGAGATATAGACGCGACAATAACATTAGAATTAGACAATATACTAAATTTAGGAACATCATAAAAAAATAATATGCCAGTAACACTTAATTTTTCACAACAAGTAAACACGTCATTACAAGTAGGTGATTTAGTTTATGAGTTAACAATGAATCCAAGTACAATAGGTGGTTTTTCAACTTCCCAAATATTTCAACCTTTACTTTTAGGCGAGTGTCTAGAAGTAAACTTTGATACTATAGTTGTAGATGCTACTTCTTTTACTAGTGGTAACTTTGTATTGTTTCAAAAAGACGTTACAGTAAATACTTCTGGCATAAAAGGTTATTATGCAAAGTTTAATTTTAAAAACGATGCATCAACAACAAAAAAAGTAGAACTTTTTTCAGTATCTTCTGAATTGACAGAAAGTAGTAAATAATACGTAAAAAGTGTAATTATAAATAAATAAACATGAATTTAAAAAATAATCACTATGCCAGTAGGTAAAAAGAAAAGTCCAGCTAAATTTGTAGGCGCTGTAGCTCTTGGTTTAGGAGTTGTACAAGGCGCTACTTCTATTATTGGTGGTATACAAGAAAGAAAAAGATTAAGAAGAGAAAACGAAATAGCTCAAGGTCAATATAGAGATATGAAGGAAGATCTTAAAAGTTTAAAAATAACAAACCCTTACAAAGATTTAAACACCACGTTTGAAAATACTTTTGAAGATATGACTGTTAATCAACAGCAGGCCCAGTTTCAAGCTCAACAAGGTGCTCAAGCTAGAGCAAACTTATTATCTAATTTAAGAAGCGCTGCTGGAGGTAGTGGTATAGCAGGTTTAGCACAGGCAATTGCAAACCAACAACAAACACAAGTACAACAAATATCTGCTAGCATAGGACAGCAAGAAGCTGCAAATCAAAGAGCTTCAGCTCAAGGAGCTATGAATGTTCAGCGTATGACGCAGCAAGCTCAAGAAACAGTTGGTTATGGAGATTATTTGAGGCAACAAAATGAAAATCAAAGACAAATGGATTTGATGAATTTAAAAGCTGGTAGACAGCAAGCACAAAGAGATTTTAGAAGTGCAATGCAAGCGCAAAACCAAAAAATTACCGGTGGTATAGGTAGTATAGTTGGTGCTGGTTTACAAGGGTTTGCTTCGGGTGGTGGATTTACAAAAGGTGGTTTTAGCATGGACACGTTTTTAGGTAGAGAAAGTGGTGGAAGTTTTGCTAAAATTGGTGGAGATTTATTAAACGCTGACAATATAATACAAGGACCTACCATAAGTGGTGTTGGTACGACTAAGTTTAATGATTTATCAAAACTTGGTCTTGAAAGAACTGAATTTAAACTTTAAATTATGGCAATAGATTTTTACAAATTAGGAAGACAATCAGGTGCTACTACACCTAAAGATCAACAAAGTGGATTTGAAGCTTTTGTAGGCGGTGCGACTAAACCACTAGAAACTATGTTGGCTAATAGTAAGGCTGCAACAGCTGCTTTAACAGCGGCTATGCCATCAGGCGTTGCTATTGAAAAAGTGCCTGAACAATTAAGAGGTCAAGTTAGTCAATATTTAACTAACAACAAAAAGGCTTATACTGATGCTGCTAAAGTTGTAGCTTCTGGCATAAACCCACAAAGCCAAAGATATAAAGAAGCTGTTGAGACAATCAACAAAGTAAACACTAGGTTTGAAAATTTAAGCAACAACTTAGAAAACATTGCTATATCAAGAAAAGCTGCTTTAGACGATCCTAGCTACTCACCTATGACAAATGACGAAGATGCTTTGATATACAGCGATTTGGCTAATGGATCTTTATATGATACAATGTCAATAAACGACGATGGTAGCTTTAACTACATGGATGCTCAAGGTCAATCAAAACCATTTAAAGATTTTAGAGTAGAAAAACAAAGTTTTGTTGGCCAACAAGCTTATCTAGGAATGGTAGAAGATTTGCAAAAACAAGCCTTAAAAAAAGGTGCTAGTTTTGATTCTTTAGAAGGTAAATATCAACAAACTACAGATGCTTTGTTTGATAAGTTAGGCCCTAGAGGAGCTTTAGATTATGCTTTTGCAGATGACGTGTTTATGGAAAAGTTTATGAAAGATAATCCAAAAATTAAAGGTGGTATAAACACTGTAAAGAAAAATCCTGGAAAACTTATAGAAGCTTATAAAAAATATAATATGGACCAGTTAAGACAAGAGTTTATAGATGCTCCTAAATATGAAGAACCTGCTATTAAGTTTACTGCTAAAGGATATGAAAATCAAGCCAAAAAGAGACAAGAAAAAAGAAAGTTTGGAAAAATGTTTAAAAACAATCAGCAACCACCACCACAAGAAATGGTTAGGTACTTAAACAATATAAATCAAAACACAAGAGATTTTGCTATGTCAGGACAACCAGGCTCAAAACAAGGTACTTTAAAAGATTCAACAGGCAAGGTTATGCCACCAGGTATTTATATTAAAAAGAGAGTTGCTAATACTGACAATACTGAAAGCTTTATTTGGGAACAAATAAACAGCTCGGGTGCTCCATTTACTTTAAGTTGGGACATGGCAGAAGATTATTTAAATTATGACTTAATAGCTTTAGACTAATATGAGCGAATACGAAAACGACCCATATAACATCCGAGCAGTTGATGCCACAGGTAGTGACACTACTACTTACGATCCATATACCGTTATTTCTAGCGAACAACGTAAAAAACAAAGAGAAAAACAAGAGCTTGACAATACTGAAGAAATGTCAAATTGGGAAAGTTTTAAAAATAGCTTATACAACGCTTTTGAAATGATAGATGATGTTGATGAGTTTTATGGCGTTGGTACTGGCGATAAAAGCGTTGCAGAAGTTGCTGAAGAAGGTAATTTAGGTGCTTATTCAGGCATGAGTATTGCTCGTACAATTATTTATGAAAATATTTTTGGTAGAGAAAATGTTAAAGAAATGGCAATTAAATACCCAAGTCTTTTTAAAACATTTTTATCATCTGATTCTGAAACTTTTAAAAAAGTATTAGAAAACTTTGAAATTGAAAAGCAGCAACAAAAGAAAACAAAAACTTTTGCAGAAGCTGATAGTTTTACTGATTATCTTACTGTAGTTGGTGGTTCAGTTGTTAATGTTTTAGGTTCTGTTGGCTATAACCTTGGTACTTTGGGTACTGGTTTTTTTGTAGAATTTGCTGCAGACAATTTTATAACAGCTAACGAAGCAAAAGCAAAATCAAAAGGAAAAAGTATAGATCAACTTTTAAAAGATGGAGAAGCAGATGTTGATGCACCAGTAAGAATTGCCGCTCTTCAAGCAGGCTTAGAATATGTAGGTTTTTCTAAAATTATGAAGCCTTTTAAAGTTAGCAAAACTATAAATAAAAAAGTTGGAAAATTTTTAACTAAAAGTTATAAAAACAATAAAAATTTAAGAATTGGTTTAGATATTATTTCTACAGGAAAAACTGAAGCTTTAACTGAAATGGGTCAAACTGGTTTAGAAATTTACAATAAGGAGTTATCAGAAGCAAAAGCTAAAAATGAAGACATAAATGCTTTTGAATCTGTGCTTAAAGGTATGTTTAGTCCAGAAGGAGTTGAATCTGGTTTGCAAGGTTTTTTTGGTGGCGGTGGTTTAAAAGGTGCTGGTTATTCAGCAAAAACATTAAGTAACGTTAGAAAAACAGAAAAAGACATAGACGTTGAGGCAGATTTAAATAAGTTTGTTGATTTAACAAAAAGATATAATTTAGCAAAAGACGAAGATGTTAAATCTTCTATTAAAGAACAGTTAGATGGTTTAGAAAAAACTATTAAAGGTAAAATAAAAAAAGGTAATGACATTTACAACTCTTTATCATCAAAAAACATAAAAGACATTGAAAACTTAAGTGATTTAGCTGATGTTGCTGCTTTTAGAGCAAACAAATTAATTGAAAAATTTAAAGAAGGTAAAATATCTAAAGAAGATTTTAGCGTTGCAATTGAAGGTCTTAGCAATCAATACAAAAAAAATAAACAATCAATAAAAGAGATAATACTAAACAGAAATATAGAGTTTGCTAAAAAAGAAGGTAAAAAGATAGGTAAAAATGTTGATGTTGTAGACAATACTCAAAACTTCCAAAAAATATATGAAGAGATAGTACCTGAAAATCAAATTAAAAAAGATGATGACGGTAACATAATAAATATTGAAGATAGAGATGGTTTTATTTTTGGTGATCAAATATATATTAACAAAACTGTTGCAAGAGAAAAAGGCGCTATAAGTGTAGGTTCGCATGAATTATTGCATGGTATAATAGGTAACTCTTTCACAAGTTTAGACACTAAAGATAAAATTAAACTTGGCAAAAGCTTTATCAGCGTTTTAAACGCAGAGCAAGAAGCTGCTGTTAGAAAAAGATTAAAAGAAAGTTATGGTTTAGAAGGTGATGCTATATTTCAATCAGAAGAAATGTTTACAGCTTTTTCTGACGCTATTGCAAAAAAAGAAATATCTTTTAATGAAAACGTTTTTAGTCAATTAAAAAACGCAATACAAGAAATTCTTAGAAAGTTTGGTATAAATAAAGAGTTTGAAAATGGTAGACAAGTATATAACTTTTTAAAAGAATACCAGTCAAATGTTAAAGAAGGCAAGCTAGGTGAAAGAGTCACTAGTTTTGCAAAAAAACAAGATAAAAGTACTGTTAAAAAAGATTCTAGATCTAGTCTTATTGAAGATATAAACAAATTACAACAAGGTGCAACTACTAAAGCTGAGTTTCAACAATCAAATATATTTAACAATGTATTTAAAGCAATACAGTCTGGCGGTGCTATAAACAACTATATAAGAAGTTTACAAATGAGTCCTGAAAAAACTAGGGAAACTATAGACTCTGTAACTGATCGTTTAATTAACTTTGACCCTGCAGCTAAAAGAAAAGATGGTAGTGTTATTGGACCAGAAGGTCTTGGTGAATTTGTAATGGCTAACGTAGGTTTTGGTAAATTAGATGCTGCAAAATCATTAGCTGTTAAAGCTGAAAAAACAAAGAAAGAAGTTAAAATTGATTCAAAAGAAGCTAAAGAATTAGAAGATAAACCAACTACTAAAACACAAACTAAACAAGGGCCTAAAGCTAGGGTTTTAAAAAGTTTAGCAGACATAAACATTAACAATAGAGAAGTTATATCTTCAACAGCTAGGGCAGAGATAAATGCTTTAATAGAACAAAACCCAAAAAACTTAGAAGAAAAAATAAGTAAAATTATAGACAAAGAAATAACTAAAGCTGTAAAAGCTCAAATGGGTAAAATTTCTAATGTAAAAGGTGAAGTTGTAGTAAGTGAAGAATACAAAGCTTTTATTGCTTTAAATTATGAAAACATTGTAAAAAGTTTAGATGTTACAACTATAAAAAACAATTATAAAACTTTATTTGAGCTAACTGAAATAGGTAAAGAAGATAGAAAAACTAAAAAGTCAGACAAGCCTAGTCTTAAAAAAGACAGTAATTATAGAAAAGGTATTTTTAAAATAGAAACTAATAAAGCTAAGTTTACTAAATTTTTTACAGAAGGTGGTTACACTACTTTACTTGCTAGACAAAAAGGATTAGCAAATCAAATAGCTAAAGGAATAGTTGAAAATGTTGTTAACAATGAAATTATCAACAACTCAAACAATATAGACGCTGTTTTAAAAGCAGAGATTCAAAACTTATCAAACCAACTAAACAAACAAAAAAACGAAGTTGTAGGAAACTATGCTGATCAAATTAAATTTAGCAACACTCAAGGACAAAAAGCTTTGCAACAAGCAGGTAATTTAGTTAATTTAACTGGAAATAATGCAATAACAGATGTGTGGAATTTAGAAACTCAACAACCTATTAAAGGTAAATATATCCCTGAAGTTGTACAAATTGTGTGGAACCAAGTTTTAAAAGGTAATATTTACTCAGACAAGTCTAAAGCACTTGTTGATATTATTAGAAAAATACCTAAAAATATTATAAAAGGAAACTTAGGTACAGCTTTGGAAACTTTTAAAATTAACGTTGGTGTTCAGGCTGCTAAAAAATATGAAGGACTTACGATGTTAGGTGAGTGGGTTCAAGAAGGTGGTATACCTGATTTTTTTGCAGATATATTCGGTAATGCGCTATATGCAGAGGCTAAGTTTGCAACTTCAAGAGGTGGTAAGGTAAGTACAAATTTTACAAATTGGAAAACTGGTAAGTTTAAAATAAATAAAAGACTAGAAGGTAATATTGAGTTTGTAGAAAAAAGTGTTAAAAAAGCATTAAAAAACTCTAAACAGTTAGTTAAAGATTTAAAAGATTTAGGCTTTGACCTTGCAGATCAAGACACAGTGGTTGATTTAGAGACGCACGCAGAGTTAGGCGCTAAAAAAGCTGTTGTTTCAGACACAAGCGTTGTTGTTGGTGCGGATTATATAGGTAGAATATATGCAAATAAAGAATATCCTGTTTATTTAATAGATATAGATGGTGCTGGCTTGTACTATATGCCTGGCGACCCTTTTATAGAGGCTTTAGCTAAAGAGTTGGGTATACCTAAACTAGAAGGTAATTTTCCTTTAATAACAAGAATACTTCCACAAAGTGTAAAAGAAAATGGTGAGAAAATAGGTTATAAATATAAGCTTACAACAGAACCACTTATAGATCCTAAAAACTTAAAAGTTAAATCTGATTTTTCACTTTCAGATATAAAAACTTTTGACGCTATAATGAACAGTAAGGCTGTTGCAAATCTTAAAAAAGAACAAGAAGCTAAAAATAAAACAAAGTTTAGTAAATCTGTAAATTTTTCAAGAACTATTAACGATCCTAAAGGTATTACTGTTTTGGATTTTGACGACACGCTAGCTACAACTAAATCACTAGTTAAGTTTACAACACCGGAAGGTACTACTGGAACTTTAAATGCTGAAGAGTATGCTAATTCATACGAAGGTTTATTAGACAAAGGTTATGTGTTTGATTTTTCTGACTTTAACAAAGTTGTAAAAGGTAAGTTAGCACCGTTGTTTAACAAAGCTATAAAACTACAAAGTAAGTTTGGTCCTGAAAATATGTTTGTACTAACGGCAAGGCCACCACAAGCACAAAAAGCTATATTTGATTTTTTAAAAGCTAACGGTTTAAATATACCTTTAAAAAATATAACTGGTCTTGGTAATTCTACTGCAGAGGCAAAAGCGCTATGGGTTGCTGATAAAGTTGGTGAAGGTTTTAATGACTTTTACTTTGCTGATGATGCGTTGCAAAACGTACAGGCTGTTAAAAACATGCTAGATCAATTTGATGTTAAATCAAAAGTACAACAAGCTAAGGTTAAATTTAGCAACACTTTAAGTGATAAATTTAATGATCAATTAGAAAATGTTACTGGTATTAAATCTTTTAAACGTTTTGAAAGAACTAAAGCAAGAAAACGTGGTGCTGAAAAAGGTAAGTTTAGATTATTTATACCACCATCTCATGAAGACTTTGTTGGGCTATTATACAACTTCATGGGCAAAGGAAAAGAAGGTGACGCGCATAGAGATTTTTTAGAACAAGCTTTAATTAGACCCTTAAATAGAGCGTATAAAGAAGTAGATACTGCAAAACAAGCTGTAGCAAACGATTACAAAGCTTTAAACAAACAAATGCCTGAAGTTAACAAAATGCTTTCTAAAAAAACACCAGATGGTGATTTTACATATCAAGACGCGATAAGGGTGTATTTATGGGACAAGCATGGTTATAAAATACCTGGACTAAGTCCTATTGATCAAAAAAATTTAGTTGATTTAGTTAAAAGCGACGGCAGTTTGCAGTCATATGCAGAAACTTTAAACGTAATATCTAAACAAGAAGCATATGTAGATCCAGGCCCTAATTGGGAAACTGGTAATATAAGAATAGACTTAGTAGACGCTACAGGTAGAGTTGGTAGAGCTAGTTACTTTGCAGAGTTTCAAGAGAATGCAGACATAATGTTTTCTGAAGAAAATTTAAACAAAATTGAAGCTGCTTACGGTACTGCTTTTAGAGAGGCTTTAGAAGATATGTTACACAGAATTAAAACAGGTGTTAACAGACCAAAAGGTTCTAGTGCAAAACCAAATATATTTATGAATTGGTTAAACGCTTCTGTTGCAGGTGTCATGTTTTTAAACGTAAGATCTTCTTTGCTACAACAAATGTCTAACGTTAACTATTTAAATTTTGCTGACAATAATATACTAGCAGCAGGTTTAGCTTTTGCTAATCAACCACAATATTGGAAAGACTTTGCAATGATATTTAACTCTGACATGCTAAAGCAAAGACGTGGTGGTTTACAAACAGATATTAATGGTGCTGAACTCGCTGAAGCTATTAAAAAAGCTAGACCAGGAAACTTATTTGACCAAGTGGCTATTATAGTTGGTAAAGCTCTTAGACTTGGTTTTTTACCTACACAAATTGGTGATAACATTGCAATTGCTACAGGTGGAGCTGCTTTTTATAGAAATAGAGTTAACAAATATATTAAAGATGGTTTAAGCAAAAAAGAAGCTGAAGCAAAAGCCTTTACAGATTTTCAAAATATAACGCAATCAACACAGCAGTCTGCAAGACCTGACATGACATCACAACAACAGTCAAGCTGGATAGGTAAATTAATATTAAACTTTTTAAATACACCGTCGCAGTATAATAGAATAATTAAAAAAGCAGGTTCTGATATTCTTAACAGAAGAATAACACCACCTAATACTTCTTTAATGCAAAGTAATATGTCTAATGCCTCTAGAATATTATATTATGGTGCCGCACAAAACTTAATATTTTACAGTTTACAAACAGCGTTGTTTGCTGTAATGTTTGGCGATGAAGATGAAGATGAAGAAAAAAGAGCTGAGCAATATTTAAAGAAAAAAGAAAGAGTTATAAATGGATCTATTGACACTATATTAAGAGGTTCTGGTATATACGGAGTTGCAGTTTCTACTTTAAAAAACATGGCTATTAAGTTTATGGAGCAAAGAGAAAAAGGCTACAACCCAGATGAAAGTGCTGTTATAATGGAAATGCTGAACTTTTCTCCTGTTGTAGGTATTAAAGCCAGAAGAATTGTTAATGCTGAAAAAACTTTAAATTACAATAAAAAAGTAATTGAAGAAATGGAAACACTTGATATTGATAATCCATTGTGGTCCGCTGTTACAAACTATACACAAACTATAACTACGGCACCTGTAAATAAAATATACCAAAAAATTATAAATCTTAGAAACGCAGCTGACAACGATTACACAGCTTTGCAAAGAATATTATTTTTTAGTGGTTACACTACCTGGAGTTTAAACCTTGGTGATACTAAAAAAATGAAAGAAATAAAAGAAAAGGTAAAATCTAAAAACAAAAAACCTAAAAAAGCTAGAAAATCTACAATAAAATTGTCTTTATAGGTGTGAAAAAAATAATATGAAAAAACTAATAATAATATTGCTAACAACTTTAGTTGCTTGTGCAGCACCAAAAGAGTGTTGTTCACAGAACTTTAAAAAGTATTTTAAATTTGCTACGTTTTATGCTGCGGCTAACGGTGGTAACTCTGTATCAGATATAGATGTATTTTCTGTAACTAATGGTTTAGAAACCGTAACAGTAGAAACTCCTTACGATTACAACCTAGCTTTAGGTATACGTAAAATTGCTAGGTTTGGTTATGAGAACAGGGCAAGTACATTTTACGATGGCACAGAAGAATCATGGTCAGACGGTGCTAGTATTGGTAAAGTACGTGGCTTAGAATTTTTATTTGAGGTAGATTATAAAAGACAACAAGGTAATGAATATTTAGATCAGCATCATTTTATAAGATTTGTAGATAATAAGTATATACTAAAAGGTGAATACTTAGAAGATGGTTTTGCTGATATTAAATATGTTGAAATGTCAGAAAGATATAGATATAAAGTTAATGACAAATTGTCCTTTAATGCTGGGCTTGCTCAAAGGTTATCCGAACCGTACGGATATGATCCCTTGGCGGAGTGGATGCTAAGCAATGGCAATATACATTACACTTACCTAGCACTGCAAGAAGGCTATAATGTCGATGTAGCTGCTAGTGAGTATTTTTCTCCTAGTGGAGAACTCGTTGCTACAAGCAAAGAGGTTTGGGAAGAGGTTGTTATACCTACAATGTTAGCTGATTATACCGAGAGAAAACGTAATGAATTAAGCCAGATAATACAACACTCTGTTGTTATAGGTTTTGATTACTATCACTATACAAAATCATTTTGGTCGCATGCTTGGGCTAACTTAATGCCTTGGCACTATAATGATGGCGGTGAGTTTTCTTACCATACTTACAACGATGGTCAGTGGTTAGATTATAATGGTGGCTTAATACTTGGTTACAAGGTGAACAAGTCGCTAGGAACGTTTGTAGAAGGTAAATATAACAAATACTGGAATCGTAAGTGGTATGACTTTAAATTTGGAGTAAACTACGTAATCTTTTAACTATAACAAATTTACAAAAATGGCAAGAGAATTAAACGAAGATACTGGCTTTAATATAAGCATTAAAACACTGATAGCAGTTGGCTTTGCATTGTCTGGTATTATAGGTATGTGGTTTGCTTTACAAGCAGATATAGCTGAAGCAAAAGAGCTTCCAAAACCTGATGTAACTCGCATGGAGTTTAACATGAAGGATATTAACGTTAGAAACACTATTATGGAGACTAGAGACGACGTTAAAAAACTTGAAGAAAGATTAATCAGAATGGAAGACAAAATAGATGATTTAAGATAATATGAAATATTTTTTAGTAACATTAATGCTGGTATGTAACAGCGCTTTTTCACAAGTTGTTGTCACTCAGTTTAATGCTGACTGGAACTCCGCTAATGACGTTGAATGGTTTCAGAAACTAAATGATTGTGATTTAGCTAAAGTAGATATAGTTAAAGAAACAAAGCTACAAGAAAAACATAAAATAGTTATAGTACCTACTATAATTATATTTAAAGATGGCGAAGAAATAAAAAGGTATCAAGCAGATCTTAGCTTTAAAATGCTTGCGACAAGAAAAGAAATACAAAATTTTATTAACGAACAGATAATGAGTGATTTTTAATGAGAAAACTTCTAGTTTTTCTTTTAATGTTTTCTTGTGCTAAAGAACAAGATGACTTAGGATTTAGAACGTATGTAATACCTGAAGGTGCACATAGTTCTGGCAGTTATTTTAATCACCCTACAAATTCAAGAATAGACTTTGATTTCATGTTAGATGAGTCTGCAATTTATACTAGTGAAATACCAGAGAATCAATACGACGTAAATAAGATTTACGGCTTTAGCGATTTTGGTGTTAGACATCAAAAATACTCTATAAGATTAGGTTGGAGGTATTTAAACAATGAGCTAGAACTTTGTTGGTTAAGACACGAAGAAGGTAGACATACAGCTGCTACTATAAGAACTATAGAACCAGATGTATCTTACAATGCTACGATAGATATTAAGACGTTTTACTACATTATAACTATAGATGGTGATACAACTATGGTTAGAAGAAGACCAGAAGGAAACTGGGGTTTAATTAAAAGATATTATTTATACCCTTATTTTGGCGGTAATGAATACGCGCCACACGACATTACAATTAAGATAAAAGAATGAAGAAATTACTACTACTTATATTTTTATTACCAATATTTTTGTTTGCGCAAGGACCTTGCACGCCTACATTAATTAATATAAACTTAGATCAATACCCAGAAGAAACTACTTGGGATATTCAAGACACTTTAGGTAATGTAATTGTATCTGGTGGTCCATATAATAACGCACCAAACTACGAGCCACAATTTATTGTAAATTGTTTACCACCTGGTGAAATGGCTTTTACTATATACGACTTGTACGGAGATGGTTTAGAAGGTAGCTTGTGGGGTGGACAAGATGGTTCTTATTATATCATGCAGTGTGGCGATACGTTGGTGTATGGCGACTCTGCTGCTTTTGGTTATGATACTACACATGTGTTTATATCTGCTCCTTGTCCTCCACCACCAACAGTTCTTGGTTGCATGGACGATGATTACTTAGAATATAATCCATTAGCTAATGTTAGCGATAGTAGCTGCAGCACACTAGTAATTTATGGTTGTACTGATAGTACAATGTATAATTACGACTCTCTAGCAAACTCAATGGAATACATCGATCAATGTACTTACGACCTTATATTACACGATTTAATAGGTGATGGTTGGGTTTTTGGAACTGTGTTGGAAGTTTACCAAGATGCTGACACCACTGCTTTTTTCATGGCAAATGGTGGTTTTAACGAATCGTTTACTATAGACTTATATGCACCAGCACAAGTTAATGCTAGACTTATTATTAGTCAACAAGCACAATTTACAGCTGTACAATGTGGGTTTACTTTAATAGGACCTGATGGTGATACAGCATTATCTGTTCAACCACCTTTTATACAAACATTTTTTACATACCAAGGAAATACTTACTGTGGTGATATATGTGAAGAAAAAATATACGGTTGTTTAGACAGCTTGGCATTTAATTATATTGACAGTGCTAACACGGCTGATGACTGCTTTTACTACCCTGGTTGTATATCTCCAGCGTACTTAGAATATCATGTTGATACAGCTAATGCTTATTACACAGACATAAACATACAAGACAGTTGTGAAACTCTAGCTATGTTTGGTTGTACTGACACTTTAGCTTTTAATTATGATACTAGCGCTAATGTAGACAACGGTGGTTGTTTGCCTGTAGTTATAGGTTGTATGCAGCCAGTAGCGTTTAATTATAATCCACTAGCTAATACACCTGATACTTGTATACCAGTTATATTTGGTTGTACAAACGCAACGTCATTAAACTACGATAGCTTAGCTAATACAGATGATGGTAGTTGTATTGCAATAGTGTTTGGTTGTACTGACCCTGTGGCTTTTAACTTTATGCCACAAGCAAATGTTGATGATGGTAGCTGCGTACCTGTTGTTTATGGCTGTACAGATCCTACCATGTTTAACTATAATCAATTAGCAAATGTAGACAATGGTTCTTGTATACCTTTTGTTTATGGCTGTATGGACTCAACACAATTTAATTATAACCCACTTGCAAATGCAACCAACAATAGTATTCCTTGCGTTCCTTTTATATATGGCTGCACGGATCCTTCTGCTCTCAATTACGACCAGCAAGCTAACACGGAGGATTTTAGTTGTATTGCCTTTGTTTATGGGTGTATGGATAGTTTGGCTCTTAATTACGATGCACTGGCTAACACGGATAACGGTTCGTGTATTTCTGTCGTTGTGGGTTGCATGGATCAAGCAGCGTATAACTATAATGGAAATGCTAATGTTGACGATCCTGTATCTTGTCTTTACAGCGCAGGTTGCATTACTGGTGATAGCATACCTTACTGGCTTAACGATCCGTGTTACGCCTGGGTTATAGACATTGACGAATATTGCTGTGAAAATGAGTGGGACACAGTGTGTCAAGCCACATATAATTATTGTGACGGTACTTGGTCAGGGCCATTACCTTCAAGAATACAAAACAACATAGCGGTATATCCTAACCCTACAAACCAGTTGATCAATATAAATAAAAATGTTGATGCAGAAGTTTACAACAACGTAGGTGAAATACTAATATCTAAAAAACAAATAAACGTCTTAGATGTGTCCAGGTTAACTCCTGGAGCATACGTGTTACGTTTAAAACACGATAACAAATACATTTACAAACAAATAATAAAAAAATAAAACTATGGCAACAGTAACAGCAGCGGTAACGCTAACTAGTGCAGCAGATGATTTACTAACAAGTGCTTTATCATTGTCTGATTCTGCAAGTATAACAGCTACGCACACTACAGGTTTAGCTAGAAGACCTATAACTTCTACAGCGGTAGGAACAGCTTCAGGGCAGGTAACACTGTACACTGCAGATGATTTCGCTGCAATATCTTATATTTACATTAAAAACACAGATACAACGTCTACAGACTATATATATGTTTTTAACGACACTACATCTGGAGATCCAGTAATGCTAAAGCTTGGTGGTGGTGAGTGGGCTTTTTTACCTACAATAGCAGACAAAACATTAAAGTGTTACGCAACAACTTCTGGAACAGTTGTAGAGTGGATGGTTTTTGGTACAGATCAATAAGAATAATTAATTAATAACAAAATATAAAAATGGCAACAACAACTGCAACAATAACATTAAACAGCGGCGACATAACTGGAGCTGGTTTATCTTTGTCTACTACAACTACTTTAACCAAAGCTGATAGTAATGAAGGTTTAGAAATGACACAAGGTGTTGGGCGTAAAGTTACAACTTCAAATTCAGAGTACGTTCTTTATAACGGTGGTGATTACACAGCTAACAAAGGACATAAAGTTTATTTAAAAAACATGTCAAGCTCTAACATGGAGTACATGACTGTTACTATAAACGCTGAAGAAGTAGGTAGACTTTACGGTGGTGACTGGATGTTTTTTCCTTACGGCGCTCACGATGCTGATAATGATGTAAAAATTACTCCTAGTGCTTCAACATCGATGACTCTTGAATACGCTATATTCCACGAATAATGGCTTTTTCAGCGCATAAAAATATTACTAACAACTCTACTGTAGAGCTTTTTTCTGCTAGTTCAAATCCAGGTAAAATAAGTTCTTTAGCCGTTGCTAACACTAATGACTCTAACGCAACTTTTTGTGATTTGTTTTTAAACGACGGTGTAGACACTTTTTATGTTTTAAAAAATGCGCTTATACCTAAAGGAACAACATTAATTGTAGAGAAAGAAGCTTTTAATTTATCTATAAATCATGGTTTGTACATAAAGCTAACAGGCGATAGCTCTTCAACAAGCTCCGCAACAGTAACAATAAAATAATGAGTATAAGTAAACACATAAGTTATAAAGAAGGCGTGTATAGCAGAACAGCTTTGCGTCGTGGTATAAAAAACAATCCTAACGCAGAGCAAATGGAAAACATGGTTGCTATTGCTGAAGAAGTTTTTGAGCCTTTACGTATGTGGGTAGGTGGACCTATAAAGATTAATAGTTTTTTCAGGTCACCAGAACTAAACAAAGCAATAGGTGGTAGTGGTAAATCACAACATTGTCACGGGCAGGCCATAGATCTAGACGATACTTTTGGTAAAGCTACTAACGCTGAAATGTACGAGTTTATAAAACAAAACTTAGACTTTGACCAAATGATTTGGGAGTTTGGTGACGACAAGAATCCTGACTGGGTTCATGTAAGCTACGTCTCACCTGATCAAAATAGAAAAAGATGTTTAAAAGCTTACAAAAAAAGTGGTAAAACTAACTACGAAATAATTTAATTAAATGAAATATATTGGGGAAACAGTAATGCACAAACCTATTATAGG